TGTTTAGCGAGCCAAACATGTTAACACAGTTACGAACAAGTGCTGTCAGCGCCTTAGGCTTACGACCCATGTCACCTTTCAAGTCACCTGCTTCAAACTGATTAACGTCTGTAGGTGTCAACAACATACCAAGACTGTCAATAACAAACAAGACCTTTGGACGATTTTCTTCCGGCATTGTTTTGTATTCTGAGACAAATTCGTTGATAGTTTTAGCAACATCGTCGATCATTGCCATGTTGAGTTTTAGCAATTTTTCTTCGCTAGTGTCTACGCCAAGTGCATGAAGCCATGCCTCGTCTAAGGCGTTCTCGCTGTCAACTAGAACAACATAAATGCCCTGTTCCTGTGCGTGACGAATTAGGTTACCTGAACAGATATAGCTCTTACCAGCACCTGATTCACCAGCAAACACAGTAACTTTACCCAACGGAACACCTTTGTGGAAGTCTCCGCTAATCAAATAGTTTAGGGCATAATTGCCAGTTGACACCCAATCAGTTGGATCTTGAAATCCAACGCTAAGACCAGTAATTGCCTTCGTTAGTGTCTTTCTAAATTTTGATAGATCAAAAGGTTTAGTAGCCATTAACTGTCGACCTCCATTGAGTTCCATTCTTTGACCACAGCAATCATTTCTTCTTCTGAGTTACAAAGAACTTTGGCGGTCTTCCAATCGCTTTCTTCATCACGGCCACCGACCTCGACCATAAAACCGTTATCGTAACGATTAATAGTGATGCTTTCATTTACTTTTGCAAGTTTTTTTAATTTTGCCATTTAATTCTCCTAATAGGTATGAGAACCCGGGCGTACAACTATGTCCGTAGTGGCCCGGGCCGTATTATTATTGCTTTTGACGATTGCGGATCATCGCAAGGATGTCCTGTGCTCTGCTGTCAGATGTTGCACTGGCAGTAGACTTACCTTCGTCTTTATCTGCTACAGGAGCAGGATCCCTAGGAGTTTGAGTCATTGCAGGAGTGTCGTCCTCGTCGTGATCTCTAGAAGATGCCTTAACTGGGTCACCAGTACCTTGGCTCATACCTGCTGGTTTGAAGTATTGTCCCCAACGGTCCATATCAAATGCTTCGCCATCTACTGATGCTTCAAACATTTCTTTCATGACCTTAAGCTCAACTTCAGTTGGTTTCTTAGGAAGATAGTCGCTAAGTTTATAAAGACCGTGTTGTTTGACCGCAGCCTGTTCAAGATCATTCAAGGGACGCTCACGACGGCTCCACTTTGATGTAGAGTAGTCAGCATAACCACCTTTTGAACTCTTGATTAGTCTAAAATCAATGCCATGTACATAGTCTGTTGGCAAATCTTCTAGTTCAGGATCAACCAAGGCTGAACGGATCAATTGGAAGATTTGAGGACCAATGATAAATCTACGGATTGGGTTTTCTGGTGTAGATTCTTCTTTAAGACCGTCTTCAACAACGAATCCTTGGAAAATGTATGAACGCTTTTTCCAATATTTACGACCCATATCTTCAAGACTTGGATCCTTAAACCAAGCGCGAACTTCGCTTAGAATAGGACAAGTGTCACCATACATTTCAACGCATGGAACTTGAACGATAACTTGTTTGGAGTCTGTTTGACCTTTAACGCCAGCGAATGGCAGTTTGATCATTGCACGTTCAACCCAGAAAAATGTATTATCTGAATTGCCGTCGGGTAAGAAACGGACAGTTGCTTCTTGTCCTTCTTTTAGGTTCCAGAACGGGTAAATTGAATTATCACCGCCTGTACGCTCTCCAGAGCCACGTTGCTCTGATTCTTTTAGTTTTGCACGAATTTCAGCCAAAGATGCCATAATATTCTCCTTAATAAGCCTTTGCTTTGTATTTGCCTTTAGTTGTTGAAACCTTTCAACAAAAAACGCATACTTTGTATTGTATGCGTTTTTATTTATGTTTGCAAGAGAAATCTTGCCTAAAATGTGAGTATTTTAACCAATTATCTAAGACCAGCAATAGTTCTCATTAGATTAAGTTCTTCTATGAACTTTGCATCGGAAACATCTCTGCTTTCTTTCTTTGGTGCTCGGTTCAAAGGATTGGCCTTGTCAGCGCCTTGAGCAGCCGCTACTGTTGGGCCCGGTTTACCCATGCCTGGAGGTTGTGCTGGCTTGCCTGCTTGTACAGGAGCGGGCTTGGCTGCGTTTGCCTGTGCCATTTGTGCGGCAGTTGGTCCACCTTGGCCTCCACGACCGCCACCGGCATTGGCCTGCTTTGGTGCAGCCAATGTTACTGCGTAAGGTTTGCCCTTCCAGGTAAATTGTTTTTCACCCTTGGCTTTAGCATCAGCAAATGCTTGACTAAATGTCATACTATCTCTGTTAGCTGGTGCACCTGATTGTGCTGGTGCTGCCGGTGCTGCCGCAGTCTGTGTTGGTTGGCCAGTTTCTGGATTGATGCCATTTGGCATTGTTACATTTTGACCTTGAGCATTAACGCTACTTGGTCCGCCTGCGGCATTAGCTGCCATTGCTTGACCCATTGCTTGATCTTCAGCATCTGCGTTTGCGGCATATTCTTTTTCTTTAGCTGCCTGTGCATTTGCTGTCATTGCGGCCCCCATATCAGCATCTGCTTGATCTGCTGCCGCAGCCATTTCTTTTTCTTTAGCATCCTGACGACCTTGTTGTGCTAACTTTTGTGTTGCTGGCTCAACAAAATTTGGATCTCCTGCGCTAACAACGTTTCCATTTTCATCAGTAGTGAATCCGGGCATTAGATTACCTTCGTCGTCTACGCTTCCTGGAGGAGGTCCTGAAGGAGCTGCCGCTGCCGGCATTCCAGATTGTGCTGGCGGTTGTTGACCTGCCGGCAATCTTGTTTTGTTTGCGAATGCATTGGCCGCGGCCGCACCTCCTGCTGCCGCACCTGCCGCTGGAGCTGCCGCTCCCGGAACTTGTTCACCTGGCTTTGGCTTAGGCATACGTGCCATAATAGCAGGATCTGTAGGATCTGCACCACCTAACCACTTTAGTTGGCTAGGTGTTAGTTTAGCTTTTGCGGCTGCGGCTGCGTTTGCATCAGGAGCAGGCGTTCCGCTCTGAACCGGGTTACCGCTAGCATCAACTACTGCACCACCGGAGGCGGCTTGCACCGGAGCTTCAGTTACCAAATTAATATAATCTCTTAGTGTTTTCATATTATTTTCCAAAATTAATTTTGCCCATGATCTGTTTCATCATGTCTGCAGGATTCATTTGGCCACCTGGAAACTGTACAGTTTGATTTGGTACCTTACCCTGTATTCCCTGCATCATACCGCCTACTTTTTTCTGTAGTGCTTGGCCTGCGGCATCTGGATTAGTAAAATCAAATTCTTCATCACCCTCATCACCGTTACCAAACTTAGGTAATTTAATTTTCATACTGCCTGCTTTGGCCATAGCATCATCATAACTAGCAGGTTTACCATTAATCATTCCAGATGATGTTGTTGTTGATGTTGCGCCTGACTTTTTCATTAGATCGTTAAACATAGCATCTATGTCCATATCTGCAGAAGTTTCGTCAACTGGTTTTTCTACACCAGCTAGTCTTAAAATGTCGCTTTGTTGTTTTACTGGTTCTGACGGATCTAGCTTATCAATTAGCGCAAACGCTGTGTTAAGATCTCTTGGGTTTGCGTTTGGAAACTTATCCTTAATTTTATCTTTAGCTTTTGTATTTCCAACTGTGAGATTCTTTTCTGTTGGATTCCAAAAACCTTGAATAATTTCTTTCATAGCTTCAATGTCAGATCCGTTGTCTTCCCAACCGCATTCCATTGGTGTCATTCCGCATTCGTCAATGACATCATGTAAGGTCATCTTCTTACCACCAAGATTAATTTGAGTATCTAAATCTGCGCCTGCGGCTTTTGCCTTGGCAATTGCTTTCATTAAACCTTGCTTGGCCAAATGTTTAGCACTACTGTGTCCAGTATGCTTTGCACCACTTTTATCTGTTACTGTACCTGTAGACTTTTTATAAGGTCCGTCAAATGGGGGATCATCAGATTCTTTAGTTTGTGGCTTTGCAGTAGTATTTCCTGACTTAGCTTTTTTCTCAGCGTCAACTTGAGCTTGTGTCTTTTGTCCACTTAAGATTGCTACTAACTCATCAGCAGTATAATTTTGATTTTCAGCAACAGGTGCTGGTTGCTCAGGAGCAGCTGGTGGGGCTGCTGGTGCAGGTGCCGCTGGAGCAGGTGCAGCGGCTTGTGGCGCAGGTTCTGCTGGTGCAGGAGGTTCTGCCGGTTCAGCTGCCGCTTGATCGCCGTCGCCATTAAAATCTAATTGTTGTGATATTGTTGTTCCGTTAATTTCATCGTAGTCTACCAACAATGCTTGAATAACTGGTCGTGCGTCTAACTCACTATCAATATCTTTTAGTTCGTTAACAAATTCTGGGTCATCTATTAAACCTTTTAGGGTGTTAATAACGTTAATACCTTCGCCGCCTGCTTTTAATTCACCTTTGGAAAAAATATCATTAAGATCTTTGATTGCCTGCTTCTGCACAGTTTCATCATCGCTAAACAATCTATTAGGTGTATCTTCTTCCTCAGCTAGTAAGGAATCCATAAACGATTCTAATTCCATTTCTGGATTGTACGATTCAGTTTGTTCGTCGTCACAGATGCATTTGCTTTCAACTCGATCACATGCATCGCAATATTCTTCTTTCTCACTTAACAGATCATTGACACCTAGTTCTTTAACTGGTAAATTAATATCATCGGCTAGTTTATAAATGTAAGGAAATACTGCTTTCAATTCCTCGTTAAATGTTCTAATAGTTAAACGGTCAACTAGATCGTTCACTACTTCTTCTGGAATAATTTGTTCTTCTTGCTCTTCAAACGCTTCAACAAACTGTTGATAATATGCTGGACGTTGTAATTTTGAGATTGTTTCTTTAATTTGATCAATGCGTTCTGATACACGGTCTGTAATGTGACCCATAGTCTCTGATAGTTGATCTTGACGGCTTACGTAGCCTTTGAATCTTCTCAAGCTGGCTAATTCTTCGCTTAGGCCAATGACATGCTTGCCAATTGAATCATACGGTGTTCCACCATTTTTAATATGTTCGGCTAATGCACGAGCACCGTTAAGGTGTTTACTAGGATATAGGAATCTTTCTCCTAGAGCATTTTCAATATAAATGCTTTCAATGTGTAGTGTACGTCCAGCAGCTAGTTCAGGATTGACAGGTGCTGAATGTTTAATAATTAAACGGGCTTCTCCTAAATCCTGGTAGCTAACTTTGGAAGTTCCAAAAAGTTTGCTTTCCATCATGTTACCTTCTCCGGTGTCCTCGGGTCTTTTTGCTAAAAAGTTGTAGTCTCTTTTGTCTAAATTTGTTTGTCCACTAGTTTGCGCATCAAACTTTAGACCATGGCCTCTGGCAAATCCTTTGAAGGATCTTACCCATTTATAGGCTTTTCTATGTCCATTACTAGGTTGATTATCTGGTGTAAAATCACCAAGAATTTTAACAACTAGACCCTCGTCCTCGTCGAGTGTCATAGTTATTGTAGCCAAAGGTTTTCCACCTTCTGAGTATTTGAATTCAAAGAATCGAGATAGCGGAATGTCTTCTTTTTTATACAAAACTTGACCGTCTTCTGCACCAATTTTTATTGATGGGAAGCGAGTTTGTATTTTTCCGTAGAGTTCTTTGGCAATATTGTCTAAATTAGCGTCCATATGATATTTATCAAAGGTTAGTGGAAACAAAAATGGGCAGTGGGGGTTCTACGTCTTCTTCGTAGAAGTCTCGACTGCTTAAAACTTCAGTAACTCTAGGATCCCAATCAGCTAAAATTACGCTCATTCTTACCAGTAATAATAGTGCAGAAACTAGATCGTCGTGAAGACCTTCTTTGGCTTTAAATGTTGTGCCTGCCGCTATATAGCCCTTTAATTCGCTGATTAATGGACGACTGTTTATTTTTATCCTGTCAGATTCTATTAAAAATTTAAGTCTAGCACAGGCCGAAACTTTAGTTCCGTAGGTTGTATTAAATCCCTTACGGAACTTGCGTACATGCCCTTTACGTATAGGTTCACTAACAAAAAGCCCAGGAAATGTTTCTTCTCCCATGTCTCTAATGACAACTAGGCCTGCTTCACCTACTGTATTATTTTCTATACTCCAATAGATGTTATTAGAGTTTTCAATACCTATTTCTTCCTGTATATAATTTAAGATATCACGTAATATCTTAATTTGTCCCTGTATAGGAGTTATATTATGTTGCCATTCAGCACACTGAACCATGCTAGGCAATTCAAAAACTTGTATAGCAGAAAAGTCACCACCTGTTCCTAAACTAGGATCTAGGGATATAAGATAAAGATTATTACCTGTGGGTTTTTTATACCAGCGCACTTGACCCATTTTTTCAATAGGTTCTCTACCTAGCAGTTCAGATAGTTTAATACTGTTAATCAATGTTTCGTCATAGACTAAGAATTCACAGCCGTATTCACGACGGAAACGTTCTTCACCAATGCGTCCCATCTCAGCCTGCTTCCAAGCTTCGTCTCGTTCAGGATGTTCTTCCCATCTCGATCTATAACCAAAAAATCCATTAATGCCTACGTTGTTAGCTATTTGATTACCGTACTCGTCAAACTTATGTTGACTTTCCTTCCAAATAGTAGCAAACGTATCTTCGTCACTGTTCGGTGTTGATGTAATAATTGCCTTACCACCAGTTGCCAGTGTAGGCGAAATAGAAGTCCAAAATTCTTCTGCAATATTAGGTTGCACAAATGCAAACTCGTCGCAGTATAGTAGTGATATAGACATACCACGACCCGTTGTGCCAGTAGTTGTTTGACTTACAATGCGACTACCGTTGTCAAATTCAATTGATCCTTTATTGTAACTAACAACACCGCATCGTATGTAGTCAGGACATAATTCATATCCATAACGAATACGTTGCATAATTTCCTGTGCACCTGTATATTTGTGCGCGGCCACTAGAATAGTTTGATCTGGATGAAACATGGCATACCATAAAAGATATCCTGCGGCACATGTTGTCTTGCCACTTTGACGCGGCATCATGTTTACATTAAATCTATGATCGTTATAAGAATGCAGAAGGCCTATTTGATAATCGTAAGGTTCAAATTTTATTTTGCCCTTAGTAGGGTGCTGTATGTGAAAAAAGTTTTTAGTGAAAAACAAGTAACCTTCCACGGGATCAGCACAGGCCAGCAAATCCTGAACTTGAGATTCTGTAAATTTTTCTTTGGTATGCGCTTTCTTGGTTAAGACGCCATCTAAACTTTTTGCCATATTTTATTTACATAAAAAAAGCAACCCTAAGGTTGCTTTTTGGAAGGGTCTTAATCACCCTGACTGCACTGGTTTAATCGTCTAAGTCGCCGCGGTTTTTTGCAGATTGTAACATATCAACACGGTCTTTATATCCCTTGACACCTGGTTTGATATCTTTGGCAGCTTTCTTTTCGCCTGCTGTAGGATTTTTAATGTGCTTCATTGTAGTCTTTTCTTGATGACTAGCTTCTTTGATCTCGTCGTACAAACGACCCAATTGAAGTTTTAAAGTCTCCTGCATTGGATTGCCGCCGCCATTAACTTTAGGAGCCTCTGCACCTCTACTGTGTAAGTCATCACCAGTTGGTGTTACTGCTTCAGGTGGTGCATACAGTTCTTCTGGTGCATTGGCAAATTCTTCATCAAACGCAAAATCGTCATCGCCAATTACTAGATCTTTACTGTCATCATGTCCGGCATGGCCGCCATCTTCAATGCCTTTAAGTATGCCCATTAGGTCTTTAATACCACCCGATCCGCTAGCATTTAAACTTACGTTCATGCTAACTGAGTCACTTTGTTTAGGAGGTGACATCATATCACCAGGCATGTTGCATTCATCTAAACTTTCAACAAAGTAATCAAGACCAAGGCTTTTTCTTAGTTGTGCTACTTCATCAAGTTCAATTTCTTGACTTTCATTTGCAGGAACAGAACGATATATACCGTCTGATCCTAATTCTACGCTAACTGCTCCTAGTCCTCTAATTCCTATTAAGGCAGCCGGAATCTTAATAATTTCCCCAGACCCTGTTCCAGTTTCTGTCCTGCCTCCCCACTTGTAAATTTTGCCATCAATATCAATTGTGTATGGTTCTGGTCCAGGTTTATATCTTGGATCAAATCTTTTGTTGAGGGGTACAACAGCAGGTTTTTCTTCTGCTGGTGCAGGAGCTGGTGCAGGATTTCCGCTTGGCTGGAATCCGCCAGTGACTTGGCCATCTGGACCAATAGTAACTCTTTCTGAAACTGAGCTGTCTATCTCGGCTAGTTTTGAAATTAAATCTTGAAAGTTCATTTGTCTTTTCCTTTAGGTGCTTTGATATCAACATCACTCTTTTTTAGACCTTTAAGAAAACTCATCAAATGCTTATCGCCAACTATCTTCTGGCCTTCGTCGTCTTTTTCATAGTCTTTTTCAAGAAGTGATTCGCCCTTCTTAGCATTTAGGCCAGCAAGATTAATCTCTTCTTCGCGAATATCAAATGGTGTTCTTACACGAATTCTTGCAGAACTAATTTTTAATTGCTCTGCAATATATTCTCTTAGAACTGCTGATGTTGTTGGATATGTTACTTTAATGTCAAAAATGTTAACTTCTGAAAATTTCTGATCTGGGAAATCTAAAGGGCTTTCTTGAATAGGTGTACGCTTACCTGCAGAACAGGCTGTACAGCCATATTTTTCTAAAGCAACTTTCATCTGTTTAGCACAGTCTTTTGGGCAGTCGCCAGCAATTTTTACTTTATATTCGTAAACTTGTTTGCTTTCTTCTAAATAGTGTTTGAAACTTTTCATAGTCATATCCATATTGTATATTTATGTGTCTTTCATGTTCTTAAGTTTCTCTAAAAGGCTGTTTCTATCTGTAATAATAACACCGTCGCCTTGTATAGTAACTGACTGATCATCTGATGACTCTTTATCTAGTTTTTCCTTTTTTAGCTGTAATTCTATCATTTTCAGCTTTTTATCAATTTTAGCTGCCTTGGCATCAATAGCATTTTTCAGCATACTGGCAGCTACTTCAAACACTCTGCCACTGTACCTAGCTTCAACATTCATGCCTAAATCCATTAGATCGTCGTAGGCATCTGTTGCACGTTGAGCTAGTGCATCAAACTCACTATCACTGACATCTCCAAGCCCTTTTACTTGAGGTAGAGCCGCAGATATCTTATCAAACTCGTTAATATCTCTCAACAGGGGTTGAGGCTTTTCTGCTAGTTCTTTTTTCTTCTTCTTTTCTTCTTGCTTGATAACTTCTTTGCTTTCAGGCAAGTTTAAAAGTTCTTCTAGTTTTTTAGTCATAGTAATACTTATCTGCCGCCATTATGAAATAAATCATTTTCGTTAACAATTCTAAATTTTATTCCCTGTTGTTTACACCAGATATTGGCTGCGGCCCATTTGGCTTGATTTTTTACAAACTGTGCTTGATTGTATTTGTTTTTACCCACACGCTCTAAAATTGTTTGGCTAGCAGGTTTTATTTCTATCAGTTCAACGTGCAATTTGTTATTTTTATCCACATATTGTATAAAAAAATCAGGCACGTATATAGTTTGGCGACCTGTTAGAGGATCTCTATACGGGATTGAAATTGCTTCACTAGCCCATTTTTGTACTGCGGGATTAGTATCGCAAAATTTCATAAAACTCCACTCCCAACTACTTCTGTATCGAGGAGTTTTATTACCTACATATTTCTCAGGCGCGGTGGGTGTAAATTTTCCCTGTGCAAACTTAGACATTTTAGACTAAAATATTTCTAGATTCAAATGTATCAGCTACCTGTGCTACTCTATAACCTAGAAGACTTGTTTTTTCTCTATAAGCATTTAATACCTGTGCAACTACTTGACTAAGTTGCACATCAGTCAATGCTTTGAGCGTATCTAACAAAGAAAATACATTTACATTGTCTAATCTAGCTTGATTCAAAAGCACAATACTGGTACTTCTAGCACTTTCTTGATCAAACCCTCTTTTTAAAAAGAAGGCTAGGACAGCGTCAATTTGATTAGTAGGAAAGCTAATTTCGTGAACGTAATACTTGTCAAAAAATTGACGAACTTCGCCTGCGCTGTCTACTGGTTCTGGTGCGGGTAAATTTGCCATAATTATTGTTGGATGATAACCGGTGAATTACCTGTAATGTTTACAGGTCTTGCTGAAGTAATATTATTATTAGATGATGTTCTTGGAAACACTGTACCTTCAACTCCGCCGACCCCTGGTGTTGCTGTTGAACCTAAAGAACCAGTACTAACAATACCTGTTTGTCCACTAATTTGTTTTTGTTGTGTAGTCTGAGTATAATTTTGATCAGTTGTTACTCTGTTGTTAAGAGTTTCAACAGTAGCTCTCGGTGTTTCCGTAGTTACCGCACTAGTTTTAGGAATAGTAATTCCTGCAGGTAAACTTAATGGACTAGGAGTTTGATCATAGTGCTCAGAACCAAATCCTTCTGGTACATCTCCGCTAATTGTTCCACTACTATAATGCACAGCTTCGTAAAGCAAGGTCATAGTTAATTCGTGTGTGGTATTAGTTTTAGCATAGTCCATCGTTTGATGGTCAAATGTTTGTATATAAGGGTTTATAAGTTTGTAGGCAAAATATTCTTTTCTAGATAACTGATAAATTGTTATACTGTTAAAGAACATCTCTGAACTTTTGTTATCTAGACCGTAAGCATTACTTGGTGCTCGTTTAGTTGCATTTCTAGCATAGGCGCTGTTTGGACTGCCTGCAGATGTTGGATCTGCGTAGTAATACCTATAATAATTTTGCCAAACTTTACTAATCAATCCCATATTATCGTCGTGGAACTTAATAGTCACAGGATCAAACTTATGTGACGACTGTATTACTTTTTTTCTATTGTACTGATTAACTGCTTCAGCTGTAATCTTAATATTAGGTAAAGTAACATTCTTTACCAACATGTTAATTTCGTTTTTATGGCGTTGTGTTATACTTTGGTCTTGTAATGCTCTGCTATTAATACTAAACACTGTATGGAATAGAAAATCAGCTTTAGGTGCCAGTCTAAAATTATCATCACGGAATAATCTTGCGCCGTGCTGATAGTCCCTTAGAGTTGAACTAGGGTTGAGATTGTTGTTTAGATATGCATTAAACGGATTTGCCATAATATTATTTATGTAGCCAAATTAACTACGTAGTTAATAAAAGCCCACAAAAAAGCCCACATAACGTGGGCTTTTTGTTTAGCGAGCTCCGCCGCCTGTTGTACCTGTACCTGTTAATCTAGTAACTGGTGTTCCTACGCCAATTGTACCTGCTGTTTGTAAGCAGTTATCTGGCTGGATTGTTAAGCTGATTGTTAAAGCTTCTTGTGTACCATAGTTGTTTGTATCGTAATCAACTTTAGTTACATAACAACCATAGCATTCCCATGTTTCTAAAACATTCGGTGTACTAGCTCCGTTACCACCGTCTAAAATTTCTAAACGCATGGTAAACTTGTAGTCACTGCCAGCTGCCGCTGAAGCTTGTTCAAAGAAATCAAACTGCTTCTGCATCTGTTCACCAACTAATTTTGAAACGCTACCTGTAACATCGTCACGTAATTTGATGGACATTGCTTCCCAGGTACCTTTACCAGCTAAGTGGAAAACTGAGTTGTAAACTTCAATTGGAATATCTTTGAAGCTAGCCACAGGACGTTTAGCTTCAGAAACTTGCTTGGTCAACTCAGTAGTTGGAGTTGATACACCAAAGTTTTCAAACATCACTCTAAAGCGATATTTTAACTTTGGCATCAACATACCTTGTGCTGATGCGCTTTGATCTGATGCTAGCGGTACTGTAAATCTTGATAGTGTTGCGATTGCCATTTTATTATTCCTTTAATTATAGACCTTTGATCTCGCCAGTGTTCTTCAAGCGTAATGGAATGTAAATGAATTCCACTGCCTTAACTGGTTCAATAGCTACATCAAGGTATAGTTCACTACGATCAATTCTAGCAGGAGTATTGTTGCTTGTATCGCAAACTACAATGTAGTCGTATAGAGCACGTTGTCCAACTAGTTCTAACAATAGACTTTCAGCCGCTTGTTTAATTTCATCTCTAGTAATCTTGTCGTTTGGTTCAAACACATATGGTTTAGCCAACTGTGTAAACTGACGGCGTAGATAAATCACTAGACGTGCCACGTTGATACGATCTAATGCAGAAGCATTTCTTGCACGGGTGTACTGTCCGTAGTTTACTAGTCCGCTTCCAACAATAAATGTTAGCGGATTAACTTTAACGCTGGCTAGTGTGTCTCGCTGTCCTGTGTTTAGAGCAACTGATTGGAATTCACCTTCGTCTGTAATGTAACCAACTGCTGTAGCGTTGGTAATACCACCACGGCGTGTACCTGCTGGTGCAAACCATGGATAAGCCACTTGGTCGTTAAGAGCAATAGTTCTTAACATCATATGGCTTGGAGGAACAACAACGTTATTACCAATGTTGTCGCTAGTGTAACCCCATGGATAGAACACACCTAGGTATTCGTCTGAGCTTACTAAACCGTTGTCGTTATCTTCTAATGCACCTGCTTGGTTAGTACCCCAGTTCAACAATGAAGTTGCATCTGGACGTAATCTTGGAGGTGTATCACCTACGATGAATGCTGTTAGACCGCGATCATAATTCAAGCTGATCATTTCGCCAATTAGCTCAGGATAACCTGGGCAAGCAATTAAGTTAAACACGCGGCTTTCTTCGTCACGAATCTGTTGATTAGCATTGACAAGGGCCTGTAACTTTTGTACAACAACCTTACGTTGTGCCTTACGACCAAATGTACCTGCGCCATTTTCTTGATTGCCAGCTTCTGATAACCAACGATGTGGATAGTAATCACTCATTAGTTCATCGTTGTCTGTTCTGAAGTTACGTGCAAGAATATCAACGTAGTTGCGTACAAAACGCTTGACGTTGAAACCGCTTCTACGTAAGTTCCATAGTAACATGCCTTTTGGATACAGTGCTGGATCTGGACAGTCAAAGTCTACAAAGTTGCTGGTTAATAAATCAACAATTGAGCTAGCATCTGCTGTACGACCTGTAGTATTCCAACGTGCATCTGCAAATAGGATACCATTTTCTGTTGATTGATCTGAATTGTCAACTAGTGTCCATTTTTGTGTAGCATAGTTGTACTTGTAGATCATTGGGAAGTTTTCTAAATCACTAGTATCAACCCAAAGATCACCGTTAGCTAAGGCAGTACCGTCGCTTTGTGTTAATGGAGCAGTTGCGCTAACAATAGGACCCTCTGGATCTGTTGCATCGCCGCCGCCTTGATTCTGTACAAGATTCTTGTAACCAACCCACTTATCACCGTTGTGAACCATGATATCAACTTCGTCAATTAGACTGTTGTACCATAATTGTCCGTCTGCTGTTAAACTCTTTGGACTATCTTCACCTGCGGTGTATGTTAATACTTGCCATAGGCTAGCAACAAACTCGCCAGGGCCGCCATTTGGATTAGCGTATAGATTAACTGTAGATGTTGAGAATCCTGCATCACGGAATGCATCTGCTGTACCGTCTACGATATAAATCTCGCCACCTTGATTGTGTTGGATTACAATTCTATTGGCGCTGTCAACGCTGGCTACGACATTTGTACCAACTGGCATTGCCGCATTAATTGCGCCTGCTACTGTATCAGCATCGTCAACAGTACCAGCTGTTGTAAAAGATACAGTAACTGAATTACTAAGAGCAGTTGAACCTTTGATGCTTTCTCTAATTGAGAAGCTGCCTGCGCCTGCAGAGAATGTGCCAGTAGTAACTACATTAGATACAATTTTTGTTTCGCCTGCACTTACTCTTCTGTAGATTTTGAAATTAGCTTCGATGTCTGCGCCTGTTAGTTCAGAATCGTTAAATTTAGCGTATAATGCACCTGTAGCTAGGTTAATACCGCCGCCGGCTGCATCTAATCCTGCAAGAGCAGCATGTCCGTTTGCATACAATGGACACTTGATTTCTTCCCAGGCTGCGGTTGAACTGTTGTAGCGTTTTACACGTACACTTGCACCTAGGTTAGGTTCTGTTGTTTTGAACCATACTGAACCTGTTGGGCGTGGGTTAGTGTCTGTTGTTTTGTATGCTGGAACTTGGGTATGTGCTGAAATTTGTAGTTTAGGTGCATAGTATGTACCTGACTTAATTCCAACAGGACTAGCAACTGTGCTCACCCCAGCTAATGTACCAGCTACTGTTAATACATCAACATCGCCATTTAAGTATAATTCTAGTTTACCATTTACTGCGGCAGCAGTTACTCCTACTACAGTGCTGCCAATTGCAGACACTAGTGTAGCTAAACTTGTTGCACCTGTAATAGTTGTTCCGTTTAGAACCAATGTATCAGACAGTGTAATTGTACCTGGAGTTTTTGTACCTGCTACTGCTGGCCAGCTCTTGGTCCAATCATTTGAACCTACTTGTTTCCATTGTCCTGAACGATTTTTATAAAATAGTTTATTTAGGGTAGTTGTTGCTACGATTGCGTAATCACCGTTTGCGCCAACTGATGCCTTTGGAGCACCGTTAGTTACTTTAGTAGTATCAGTAATAACAACTGGTGTTTTGGAAACAAATGTTTGACCGTTTGTTACACTGGCGTCACTGCCATTCCATTCAAAAATACCAAATGAAGTACCTGCGGTGTCAAACCAGTAAGTACCATTTTGTGGTTGGCCTGCTGGTGCTGATGCTGATGCATCTAGTTGCCCTAGGTCTAAATCTGCACGTACAACAAATGCACGATTGCTTACACCTAAATATGAATAAGCTGTTTGTAATCCGTATTCATTCTGTTCGCCAGCGTGAATAGGATTGTTGTTTGCATCTGTCTTGAATATTGGTGTACCGAATGTGTCAGCTAAATCTTTCTGACTTGTCAATAGGTAAACTTGTCCTGCATTAGCTTTCAGTGTACCTGGAGCAATACCAGTACCAGAGGCATTCTGCTTATTCTCTTCAGAAGCAACAATAATTAAGGGTGTCGTACCTGGAGCAGCTGGTGTATAGAAACTTTCATCTATAACTGATACGCTTACGCCTGGTGAACTGAGTTGAGCCATATTATAATCTCCATGAATACAATTCTATATGTATTTATGGTGATCTTAATTTTTGGGCTGGTTATAACTAACGAAAAAGGGGGTAAAAAGGTGTAAATAACTGCATGAGACCACTTTGTTCCTGCGGTTTAAGACCTCGTGCAGTTAACTATCGAAAGAACAACAAGACTTACTATCGTAAGTTATGTGAAGCATGTCTGTACGAAGGAGATCGTGCAGGGTCTCCTAGATGGTTTCGTGCTGGATATAAAATAAAAAATATCTGTGATAAGTGTGGTTTCAAAAGTCCACACAAAGAAGTATTCACAGTATTTCACGTAGACGGTAATTTAGATAATTGTCGATTTAACAATCTAAAAACAGTGTGTTCTAACTGCGCTCGAGTCCTGCATAAAGAGGGCGTTCGCTGGAAGCAAGGGGATCTTGTTCCTGATCTATAAGCAATTTGACCTGTGCATATAGTTGATCTATACTACCGTTATTGTCTAGAACAAAGTTAAAGTTAGTACCTACCCAAGCAGTTTCACTAGCATGGATTCCTTCTTTAACTAGCCAGTCTTGTGCGTTTGCACTTCCTTTATTAGCCTGTACAGCAATGTCATACCAGTGGGGACGATGACCGCGTTCTACGCAGACTATTTTACCCCCTGCGGCTTTAATTGATTTAATTTCGTTAGGAAAGCGGCAGTCTGAAATAACAATGTCGTCTTTACTATTGCGTAGTTTATTTTCCAGAGCGGCAATCCAAATATCATCATGGAAGCCTTTACGGCATACTTCTGTGCCCCAGTATTGTAAGACCCAACGCGGAGTTAGATTGGGCATGCCTAAGCGTTCTGCCCACCACGGATCTACTTGTTCTCGCCACTCACGGGCTTCTTTTGTGCGCCCTTCCAGCATAGTACGGTTCCAACCAAATACCTGCGCTACTGCGTCTTTTAGGCTGTTTGCAAAACTTTCTCGTCGGAAACCATGGAAGTTAGTTAGATAATCCGCAACTGTATCTTTACCACTACCAATAAATCCGCAAACACCTATAATCATAAGAACCCCCGTAATTTCTGCTAGTATATAACAGATTTAATACAGGGGTCAAAGATTTGTTAGCCAATAACGAATGTCAATGGGGTTCCGCCCGGTACCATTTCGTTAATTTCTTTTTCTAGCTTTTCAATTTCTTCTTTACCAGAACTCTTAAGATCAGCACCGTTCATTTGGATGGCACTACCTGGGCCAGCTATACTGGCAAACTTACTACGTGCCTCGCCTAACATGATCTTACAGGTTGCAAGACTGTAGTCATACAACCATTGTTTTGCATAGATATCCTGTAACAATACGAAATCTGGTCTAAAATTATGAGTCCTTAGCATGATCTGTTCTTGTGTTGCAAAAGGACGCTGAAGGATTGTTAGTATATGGCTAGTTGGTTTCCATTTAAACTCAATGTAGCTACCAAACATACGGCCAACTAATTTTTGATATCCAGAATACAGTTCATAAGTGGCCAAGCCGCCCATCATAGTAGAGCTTAACAAATAGGTATTTGTATAGGCCAAGTTGAAGGGTTCAAACAGTGACCCGCCTGCGCCCATGCCGCTACGACTACCAATAGCTCGTCTAAATACGCTTTGAACTTCAATAACTTCGTCTGGTAGACGATATTCGTTGACATCTTGTTGTAGTTCTAAAAACATGTAACTTTCTTCAACGGCATTACTACTACGCTGTCTAAGTTTAGTTAACGCTCGATTAAGAGCAGTTTCGTAGTGAATAGGATCTAATTCAACTTCGACCATGCCGTCGCCTAGCATAGCACGGACGTAATCAAAGACTTTTTGGCGTTCTTGTTGGCTTGTTGTAGCGTTAGTATCAGGCATTTTTGCTCTCCTTACATATTTAGCTAGCGATAAATATCATTATGCCACGACTATCCCTATATAAACCCGAACGAGGGCAAGATTACAAGTTTATAGACCGCCAGATTTCTGAAATGTTTCAGGTTGGTGGTACTGACGTATATCTGCACAAATACCTAGGTCCTGCTAATCCCAGCGAACAGACTGCTACTGCGGATCAGCCGCACTATGTTGACGGGGTCAAAGAGACTAATATCCAAGATCTATTATTGTTAGAAAATCGTGATAGAAAATACGATCCTAGTATCTATAAA